CCTGCTTTCAACTAATGATGATTGAACTCCGCAAAGCATACGAGAAGGCAACAGATGCAGCACTTCTAGCAGAGTTTTTTGGTTCAGGTACAACAGCAACAGGTGTTGCAGCAACAGCAGCAGGACTACAGTCATTCGTGTCAGTAGAAGGCGCAGCAGCTTACAAGGGTACAGGCGGAGACTTTGCTAACAAGCTAGTTGTTTCTACTGACCAATGGGCAGCGATCACAGGCTACGCCGACACAACAGGTCGCGCACTCTACTCAGCACAAGGTGCAACATACAACGCAGCAGGTAATGCAGTAGCAACATCTGTTCGCGGTAATGTTCTTGGCACAGACTTGATCGTTGATCACAACATCACAACTTCCGGCGTAGTTGATGATTCAGCATACTTGGTTGCTCCATCATCAGTGTATTGCTGGGAATCACCACAAACACAACTTCGCGTTAATGTATTAACATCTGGCGAAATTGAGATCAACCTTTACGGATACCTAGCAATCTATCTTGCTAAGTCAGGTAAGGGCGTTCGTAAGTTCAACCTAACTTAATAGGTTACTAAGTCGCTCTAGGGGGTCAGTAGCCCTCTGACTCCCTAGAGTCTTACGAAAGGAAAAGCAATGGCATTAACAACAGTGGCAGAACTTCGATCAACACTCGGAGTCGGTACACTGTACCCTGATGCCACTTTGCAAGAAGTGTGTGATGCAACAGATGCAGTATTGCTTCCAATGCTCTGGACTAACTCAGAGATTGTGATTTCTCATAGCAGTATTGTTGGTCAAGGCACACTTTACTTTAATCAAAAATTAGAAGATGTTTTTTTTGTAGGACAAACTGTAACGATTACAGGATGCGGATCAGTATTCAACGGCAGCAAAGTTCTTACAGCTGTTGGTGAAGATTCCATCACCATGAACACTAGCCACGCTGCGATTAAGCCCAAGCATCCTGTGCAACCTTTTGGGTTAGTAACAGCAACAAATTACACAGACTGGACAACTGACATGGCAGTCCAGCAAGCAGCTTTGATGATCGCTGTTGAGATCTGGCAAGCGCGTACAGCCACCCTTTCAGGCAGTAACGCAGTCGATTTCCAGCCCTCACCTTATCGAATGAGCGCACAGCTACTCGCTAAGGTAAGAGGATTGATCGCGCATGCACTTGCGCCTACATCGATGGTGGGCTAATGCCAGTTGCAATCACTACACTTCGTACTACTTTAGCAACTGCCCTAGTTGATAACTCTAAGTGGCAGACTTTTGCTTTTCCACCTGCAACAGTGCTTGCCAACTCTGTGATTGTTACTCCAGATGATCCGTATGTGACACCTACTAACAATGGTCAAATAACAGTAAAGCCAATGGCTAACTTTAAGATCATTATGACTGTGCCTATGTTTGATAACGAGGGCAACCTCAATGGGATTGAAGACACTCTAGTTGGCGTGTTCGCCAAGTTAGCAGCGTCATCTCTGGTCTATAATGTAAGCGCAATTAGCGCACCAAGTATTCTCAACGCTGCTTCGGGTGACCTACTCAGCTGTGAGATGTCCGTATCCATTTTAACAAGTTGGGAATAATCATGACCGAATTAGAACAATGGGAAAAAGAGAATGAAGCCTTCCTGATCAAAATCGGTCAGGTTAAGCCATCGGCTGCAAAGCCAATAACTAAGAAAGACGAGGAATAAACCGATGTCAGTTTATCTATCAAATGGCGTGAGTGTAACTGTTAATGCGGTTGATCTCTCATCGCTAGTTAGTGCAGTAACAATCAACCGCTCATTCGATGAGCTGGAAGTTACAGCAATGGGTGACGCAGGTCACAAGTTTGTTAAAGGTCTAGAAGCCTCATCAGTAACGATTGACTTCTTTAATGACGAAGCAACATCTAAGACTTTACAGACACTTAACTCAACATGGGGAACATCTACAACAGTAGTCATCAAGCAGACAAGTGCGGCAGTCTCAGCGACTAATCCAAGCTACACAATGTCATGCCTAGTCAATAACATCACTCCTGTAAATGGTGCAGTTGGAGATCTTTCAACTCAGTCAGTTACATGGAATGTCAATGGCACAATCGCAGTAGCATCAGCATAATTAACTAACTAAGGGGCAAACTCATGGCAAAACTAAAGATAGTTCGTACAGATGGAAGTGTATTAGAAGGCGAAATTACTCCAGCAGTGGAGTATTCGTTTGAGCAATACGCTAAAAAGGGTTTCCATAAAGCGTTTCGCGATGAAGAAAAGCAGAGCGATGTCTATTGGTTAGCATGGGAAGTAACACGCAGGTCAGGTGAATCTGTTAAGCCTTTCGGGATTGATTTCATTGAGACACTTAAAAGTGTTGAGGTGCTTGACTCAGACCCTTTAGCTTAAAGCGCGATCTTCCGTTCACTTATCTAATTGCTAGGCTAAGCATTAGGTTGGGAATCGCGCCACAGCAATTATTAGATTTAGATAAGACTATGCTAGATGCTCTAGTTCAAGGTCTAAAAGATGAGGCGAAAGAGGTGAGCGATGCCAGCAAGCGTAAAGGGCGGCGTTAATCTCCGCAAGGCTCTCAAGCAATACACTCCAGATCTTGCTAAGGCTTTGCCCAAAGAAATCGCAGCAGCATTAAAGCCAATTACACAATCTGCTAAAGGTTATCTTCCAGATGACAACCAAGTTCTAAGCGGATGGCTGCCTCGTCAAATGTCAGAAGGGACATTCCCGACTTACACAGCTCGCATTGCCAAGCGTGGCATTGGCTATAAGACATCACCTTCTAAGCCTAATCGCCGAGGTTTTCGATCTTTAGCTCGCGTGTTTAACAATAGTGCCGCTGGCGCAATTTACGAAACAATGGGGCGCAAGACTCCAAGTTCTCGTTTTGTTGAGAATCAAAATGCCAAGTTCGGTCAAGCTATGAAGGGTCGCGACAAGATGCAAGGTCGCGCTTTGTTTCGTGCATACGATGAAAACAATGGCAAGGCTAGAGAAGCAGTCCTTGATGCTATTAAGACTGCCGCTAATAAATTAAATGCTAGGGCATCGGTAAGAGGTTAATCATGGCAAATGTAGTCATTGACATTGCAGCGGAGTTCACAGGCAATAAAGCTTTTAGACAAGCCGAGACTTCTACTGACAAACTTATCAGAGGCGTAAAGAGGCTTGCTGCTGCCACAGGTCTTGCTTTTGGTACTGCTCAAGTTATTGCTTTCGGCAAGGCATCTGTTAAGGCAGCATTGGATGCACAGGCTCAACAGCAGAGATTGGCTAACCTTGTAAAGGTAACAGTCGGCGCAACCGATGCACAGATTCAATCGCTTAATGACCAAGCACAAGCCTTGCAAGACATTGGTGTTGTCAATAAAGAAAACATCACACAGACTCAGTCACAGCTTGCAACATTTAATTTACAGATCGATACGATCAAAGCCTTAACACCCGCCATTCTTGATTATGTAACAGCAGAAAAGGGTGCGGCGGCTTCTGCCGATGAGTTCAAGTCTATGACTAACGGCTTGGCACAAGCTCTTAATGGCAACTTTGCTTCCCTTACTAAGGTGGGCTTTGTTCTTGACGAGACTACAAAGAAAACAATTAAGAACGGCACAGAGGCAGAAAGAGCAGCAGCCCTTGTAGCAGTTCTAGACTCTACCTATAAGGATTTCAACAAAAACCTTGCTCTGACCGATGCAGGTCAGATGCAGATTTTAGCCAATGCGGCCGATGATGCAGCCGAGAACATCGGTACCAGTTTAATTGATGCTCTTAAAATCCTTGGCAAAGATAAGTCTGTAAGCAATCTTGCAGATGACATGGAAAGAGCATCCATAGGCACAGGCAACTTCATTCGAGGCTTAGCCGAGATTACTAGCTTTAGTGTCAATGGAGAAACCAAATCTCTTATTGGTTTATTGACTACACCATTTAAGCGTTCCCTTTCTGCCGGACCACTAGGGGCAATCGCTAGAATGGGTGTTAAGACAGGCGAAGTTAAGGCATCGGATAACGCGCACCTTAAGTCATTGCAAAACCAGTTCGTAGTAATTAAAAAGACTGGTGAC